ATTCCGTCTGCTGGTATATCTAGTGGTAATGTAGCTACTTTTACCAGCGGGGCTGCTGACAATGATTTTCTACGCATTGATGGCACAGCTATTGAAGGTCGTTCTGCATCAGAAGTTCTGTCTGACATTGGTGGACAAGCGTCTCTTACGTTTGGCATATCAGATACCAATGCTGTCAAGATAGATAGCAGTTCTGTAGCTGATGACGAATACGCTCGATTCACAGCTACCGGGCTAGAGAGCCGGTCAACTGCAGAAGTCTTGTCAGATATTGGGGGGCAGGCTTCACTGACATTTGGTATATCAAACACTAATGCTGTAAAAATTGACAGTTCGTCTGTGGCAGACGACGAGTACGCTAGATTTACATCCAACGGACTTGAGAGTCGCTCTACATCAGAGGTTCTTTCTGACATTGGTGGCACAACGGCTACCGCTGCGGCTAACGAAGCAACTGCCCTAGCTATCGCGCTAGGTTAATCTTGACAATCAACGACTAATAACGTATAATATATCCGAAGAGGGATAACAAATGGCTAACACATTTAAGGTAGTATCGCATGACGTTATGCCAGCATCCAGCGGTACGCCAGAAGACCTTTACACCACACCCGGAAGCACTACCACTATCGTGCTTGGTATGGTTCTGGCAAACGTACACACCAGCCAAGTCACAGTAAGTGTGAAGCTGGTAAGCGATACATCCGGCGGTGGACGTGCAGCAACAAATACAACTACGTTTTTGTTGAAAGATGCACCCATACCTGTTGGCGGTTCTTTGGAGATTTTATCGGGTAACAAAGTTGTTCTTGAAACAACAGACCAGATTGAAGTTGACTGTTCCGTAGCGGATAAAGTCAGCGTGACCATGAGCATCATGGAGATAACCTAATGGCGTATCTTGGCAACAA